TTACTGCGAAAGTTTATTAATGGAAAGGAAACCGCCAAAATTGCCGACATTCCTGCGCAGTTCACACCCGCGCATGCACTTGCTGCATCTGTCCTTACGGATATCCGTGGTGGGTTTATCGAACTCATCCGCCACCGCAGGACCGTTATACCCGCATTCATCTCCCCGGTAATCCCACATACAGGTGTTCGCCAGCATGATGCGACCGGGAAACAGCGCCCCGTCCGTCTCGGTCGGTGTAGCCAGCACAAACGAGGCCGTCATGGCTGTCAGCTGCGACATCTGCTCCACCACCCAGCGGTCACTCAGCTCCTGCTCCGGGTCCGCCTCCGGATTGCCCGCAACGAAATTCACCGCATCCAGAAAACGGGCATACACCCGGCGGCGGACCACCGTGGCCCCCACCAGACTCTGCAGGTCTTCCGCCATCCCGGTGACCAGACCGAACAGATTGGACACCGTCAGCGACGGTCTGGCACTGCTGCCCCGGCCGTTCATCTCAAAGCCGCTGCCGTCAATCGGGTATGCCTCATACTTACGCCCCTGCCAGATGACCGGCTCCCCTTTTTCATTCAGCTCATTACAGAAAAAATACCGCTCACCACCCTGTACCGTCAGGTCGATTTCCCAGAGTACCACCCGCGGTGACTGCTCTGACTTAACCGACTCGTTCAGACTTTCTTCGCGAATATCCTGCATCAGTTCACCACCTGCTTAAACTCCGCGCTGAACTCAACGCGCAACATCCCGACCCGCGCAGACCACCCGGCACAGGTCACCTTTATCTGCCGGTATGCATAGGGTGGCTTCCACAAAAATGCCTTCCAGCCACCGTGCTCTGCCAGGAACGCTTCCAGATGCCGGGCCTCCTCCCGGGTCACGGAAAGCGTCACCCTGTATGTTTTCAGGTCAGCATTCAGCCCTGCCGCCATACGCTGTGAGTACCCGTCACCAAAACGCACTTCACGCACCGATGGCTGCGAGTTCACCTCCATATCCGGCTTCACTTTCCAGCGAAAGGTTTTCATCCACCGCTCCCTGATAACATACCGCCATCACGCAACTGCAGCCGGAGTTCATCCTGTGCCCCCTTGCGGGCCATCTCATACACCGCTTTCATCAGCTGCGGCCCTGCCCGCCCGTTGGGGCCGTCGTTCTGAATCACCACGTGATTGTTCTGATTAAAATTAATGCCTTCCGCCCGCCGCATCTGCGCCGGACTTCCGGCACCGCCGACATAACCACCTTCCGCATAGCCCCGCATCAGGCGGTACAGATTGCCGACACCAATCCGGCTGGTCGCCTCCTTCGTGAAGACAAACTCCCCGCGATGAACAATCCCCGCAGGTTCATATTTACCCCCCGTCCCCGTAAATCCCCCGGTCGCGAAATGGAAGTTCGCCGCCGCAGCCTGAATGGCTGTACCGCCTGACGCGGATGCGCCGCCACCAACAGCCCCGCCAATGGCGCTGCCGATACTCCCGACTATCCCCACCATCGCCTGCTTCAGAAAAATCTCTGTCAGCATGGACAGCACAGAACGGGTGAAACCACGCCAGTTCTGTTCGCTGCCGGTCAGCATCGCTGCCATATTCTGTGCAATACCGTCAAAGGTCTGCGTGGCCGCGTTTTTAACCTGCGAAAAACTGTCCGTCGCACTTTCCGCCCACTCGCCCCAGCCGGACTTCATCCCGGCCATCCAGCTTCCACGAAGCTGCTCCTCCGCAGACCAGGTGTTCTTCAGTGCAGATGTGGCCTTCGCCAGCGCAGCCGGATTATCACCGTACACCTCACGAAGGCGCTGCTCTTCCGACTCCCGCTGCGCCTGACGGTCGGTGAGTCCGCGGGCTTTTGCGCTGATTGCCGCCTGCTTCGCGCTCTGCTGCTGTTCAAACCGCGCCGCCTGCTGTGCCAGCTCATTCAGCCGTTTCTGGTGTTCAATCTTGTCGCCCAGCTCAGCCAGCTGGCGTTTGTACTCCAGCGTTTCTTTCTCATGGGCCAGCAGGGATTTTTCCTGCTCAGATAACTGCCGTTTCGTGGCGGCCTCTTTCAGGACCACATACTGATTTTCCGCTTCCCATAAATCCCGGCGCTGCTGGCTGATTTTCTCATTCACACCGCTGTGTTTTTCCAGCGTCCTGAGCTCGGTTTCAAGCGCCAGCATGGCTGCATGCGCCCGGTCTTCCTGGCGCTCACCGGCAGACACCTTCACACCTGACGGCTTTTTCAGCGTCGATTCATAATCCTTTTTTGCCGACGCCATCAGCGTGTTGTAATCCGCCTGCAGGATTTTTCCGTCTTTCAGGGCCTTATTCAGCTCTTTCTGACGGGCGGTATATTTATCCAGCGGCGTCTGCAGGCGCTCATACGCCTTCTGCGCCTCTCCGGTATACTTCAGCTGTGACGCCTCACGCTCAGCCCGGTCCCTTGCCGCCAGTTCACCGGCTTTTTCCATATCCGACTGCAGCGTGGCCGCTGCCAGACCCAGACGGGCATTTTCCCGGTCATCCCATGCCCCCTGAAGGTTCGCACGAAAAGAGGAGGTCTTTCCCCGGCGCTGGCTCCGGCTCTGGTACCACTGCCATTTTTTATCCGCCTCATCAAATGCCTTCTGCGCACTGGCGAGCATATCCGCTGAGGATTCAGGACGACCGATATCCAGAATGGCATCCCACATCGATTTGAATGCCTTCCCTGTTTTATCCGCCCAGGTCTCCAGTGTTCCCATGTTTTCTTTCAGGCGACGGGTCTGCTCATCAAAGCCTTTCGTGGCGATATCGTTCGCCGCCTGCAATGCCCCGGCCTCGTCTCCGGAACGCTGCAGCTGTGCAACATACGCAATCTGCTCTGCCGTCACGTTACGGAACTGGCGCGCCATCGCCATCAGTCCCGACGTCGGGTCAGTGGTCAGCTTCCCGAAGGCTTCAGCGACTTTATCCACCTCCACACCGGATGCAGACGCAAAACGCGCGACACTCTGGTTGATGGCATCAAACTGTTCACCACCACGCACACCGGCATTCACCAGGGCTGCCAGTGACTCTCTCGCCTGGTTAAACGTCAGCCCTGCTGCCTGCCCGGCTCTTGAGAGAGTCAGCATACGATCGGCAGTCAGTCCGGACTGATTACCGGAAAGAACCAGGGTTTTATTAAACGCTGAAAGCGTGGAATCTCCCTGGTACCAGGCGTACACCAGCGCACCTGTCGCCACCGCCAGCGAGGTGACCCCGACCATCGGCAGGGTGATCGCACCGGCGAGCCCCCTGAACATGGGGATCATCCCGCCGAAGGAGTCCTTCACCTGACCGCCCTGTTGCAGCAGGATCAGCCAGGGATTCTGACCACCGGCAAGCTGCGTGGCGATATCCGTAAACTGTGCGGGCAGGGTACGCATGGCCGCTTTATACTGCCCGACGGAAATCCCGGCTTTTTGTGCAGCCAGCGCCTGGCGGCTCAGGCCCTGTTCAACAGCACTGGCGGTTTTTCTGGCGTCGGTATCCAGACCTGAAAAATGACGCCTTACCCGGCTCATCTGCTCATCGAAACGGACAGCATCCAGACTCAGGTCAATAACAAGATCACCAACCGGCTGGGACATATCTCACACCTCCCGGAATCCCCGCTGAAGCCATCATTAATGCGGCATCATCCACCATGACATCCGCCACATCCGCAGACGATAAAATATCGCGCCCTCCGTCCCCACCGAACCGGACGCCTCCGGCAAGTCCTGCCGCTTTCTGCATCAGCATTTTGTCCTCATCCGGCCTCTCCACCTGCTCTTCCTCATGCCGGGGGACAAGCAGACTGAAATCAGAGGGATGCATATCCGGATCGCAAAAAAACAGGCTGAGTACAGCGTACGTCAGCCCGGAAAAATGCATATCCAGCTGGGTATCCTGAAAATAATGCGTGCGGTAAAAACAGTGCCAGTCGGCATATTCGGTGGATGTCATCCCGGCAAGCATGGCGCGCCAGTCGGGTCTCCCCATCTCACGCGCCAGTCTGAGGGCAAAGTTCAGCTCGCCGTCGAAGACTTTCCCGCAGAAAAATCATCATCAGTCAGCGTGTTATTTTTCGCCACTTCAGTAATATCAGTATCCGGACGAACAGCTTCGATCATCCCGGACAGGCACAACACCACGTCTTCCGCCCGGGCAATGGCATCGGCAGGCCAGGTGGTGAGCACTTCCTGCTCTATCTTCATCACGGCCTCATTCATTGACGGTGACTGCGTTTTCTGTGGATGGTTATGCCACAGGGACATCGCCACCAGAAACGCGCCGGTTCTGACGAGATCTTCCACGCTTACCTGCAGGTTGCCGCTGGATTCTGCCTGTTCTGTACGCCGTTTCAGGAGGGCAAGATGCTCGATACGCTGCAGCGCAGACAATTCGGAAAGCGTGACAGACACACCGTTATATTCAAATTGTTCTGTTTTCAGAAACATGTATTACCTCCGTTTACCCTGCAGCGCCCGCTTCAGTAACGGTGACTTCAGCCACTGCGGCGAACTGACCATTTCCGCTCACCACAGGGATCTGCACCTTACCTGTCGCCACGCCGTTTACCGTAATTGTCATATCTTTCACACTAATGGTGGCTTTCGACGGATCGGCGGAAACCGCTCTGAACGTCTTGTCGGTTGCACTTTCCGGCTCAAAAGAAACCGTCAGGGTGGTTGTTTTCCCTTTTGCCACCGTACCGGATGTCGGCGTCACCTTAATCGCACTGACCGGCGTAATTTTGCTGCGTTCTTCCGCTACAGAAGGTTTACCCACGTTAGTGACTTTCACCGTGCGGGTGATCACTTCTTTCGCCGTCACGGCCTTACCGATACTGCTGACCCAGCCACGAAACACATCCACCGTGCCATTCGGAAAACGGATTTTATAGGCCCGGACATCGCCGCTTTCAAACCAGCCTATAAGCCCTTTCTGGCCTTCCTCTCCCGGTTTCCAGGCCAGCGTAAAACTGGTATCACCTGCAGATTTCTGCCCCTGCCCGGTCGCGGTCCAGTCCGCGTCTTCATCATCCAGGTAGTTATCATCGAAGGATTCTGCCGTCATCTCGCCCGGCGTCAGATCCTTCACCTTAGCCAGTCGCTGCCAGTCATCGTCTGACAACGGGTTTGCATAAGCATCACCCTTGCCGTTGTAAACCCACAGAGTGGTACCGGCACCTTTTACCGGCTCAAGGGGATTTGGTGTTGCCATATCGTCCTCACATCTCGTATGTAATGGAATAAGTCAGATCTGCAGAACTCCATAACGCCATATCGTCATCACGACGATACTCATAGCCCTGCGTAACCATCGTGGTAATCAGTCCTGCCAGTGCCGGGATCGCGGTCATCGCCGGGTAAATCCGGCTTTCCATCCACTGATCGAGCTCTGAATCCGGTACCTGTGCCGGTAAAAACACCTCAATATGCAGCGTGGCCCGCCAGGTATCTGCATCCAGCTCTTCACCGGTATACTCTGCATCCGTCAGATAAACCGCGATC